GGAGAGCCCGCCGCTCGCCGTCTCGCACTTGGCTTTCGCCTGGGCGAGGTCTTTGTCGAGCTCGTCCATCGTCGCCCGGATGGGGACGACGGCTGTCCCCAGCTTCGTCTCACCGGCCATTCGGCTTAGCCTTCCCGCTTAGTCGCTCGGTAAGCTCCTCGAACTCGCGTCCGCGCTCGATCTTCTCCGCGCCCACCAGGCGCCGCGTCTTCGGCGGATCGAGGAGCCGCTTCAGGGTTGGCATCTTCTTCGCTCGGCCCAGCGCCGCCACGTACCAGGCGAGCACCAGCCCTCGGCGCTGCGCCTGCTCGTCCCGCCAGAGCGCCGCGTCGAAGACCATTGCCAGCTCGCGCGGCGTGAGCGCCCAGAACCCCTCGACGGTGAGTCCCGCCTTCAGCCCGTCAGCCAGGAGTGCATCCCAGTCCCATGTGGTCTGGTCACGACCACGCTCCTGGCTCAGCCCGGGGGGCTGGCGTCCTCCTTGCCCGGCCCCGGTCGGTAGGACATCACCGCGGCGAGGGCTTCGAGCACCACCGCGGCCACCGTCGCGAAGCCGAGCTGATCGAGCAATCGCCAGGCGTCGTTTGCCGTGTAGCCGCCGGTGCGGTTACGGTGCTCGCGCCGGGCGTACTCCAGGCCCACCGCCAGCAGATGGGCGACGTCGCCCATCCCGATCGCGTTGCCCTGGGCCGCGGCCATGAGCTGCATCACGGTCTTGCCAGTCGCCCGCTCGGCATCGGCGAGGGCTCGGTTCGTGAAGAGGACGACGTAGCTCTCGCCCTCGAGCTCGAGGTAGCCCTCGCCCCGCGCGCCCGTCGTCACGAGCCGCTCAGCCAGTCGCCGTCGATCGTCAGGTCGATGCTGACCGTCGCGGCGTCCTGATCGGGGCCGGCCTCGCTGATCGAGGTCACCAGCGCGTCGGCCGACTCCAGGATCGAGCCCTCCTCCTGGCGATTGATCTGGATGAGAGTGCCGTTACGCATCGCCGCCTTGAGGAGCAGGTAGGCCGCATCGCTCGGGACGTAGACCGCGTCCAGGCTCACGCTCGAGCCGTAGCGCCCGGCGATCACCCGCTTGGCGCGGCCGTCCTTCGAGGACATGTCGATCTCTTCGTTCGTCTCCTCGAAGGTCACGTCCCGCTGCGAGCCGACGGCCGTGCCGTTGACGAGGAGCAGAATGTCGGTGCCGTTCACCTCACACCTCCATCAGGATCAATCTCAGATTCACCACACGGCCGTAGGCTTCGTCTTCGTCGGCCGCGATCGGGCCGGTCACCTCGGCTACCCAGGCCTCGTGCCCATCCACCTCCAGTCTGTAGCGGTGCAGTAATACCCTCACCCGCTCGGCGATCTCCTCGACGAGGGCCGCGGAGCCCGTCGCGGCCGCGTAGCACCTCACGTCCCGCCGGACCTCACGCCCGCGTGTCGTCTTCGTGTCGAAGGGGCTCGTCGCGACCTCGCCGGCGGACACCAGGTAGGGTAGCGTCGCGTCCCCGGGCGCCGGGTCCGTTGTGAAGATGGCCGGCCCGCCCTTGTAGTCGGCGAGGAGCGCCGCGAGCGTCGCATCGCCGACTAGTCGGGCGTGGAGCGCGGCCGTCAGGTTCAACTCAGCCTCCCGCGATCAGCTTGACGATCTGCCCGGCGTTCTCGTATACGGCCGGCCGGAGGAAGGGATGGGCTGGCATCCGGCTCGTCCCCAGCTCCTGGAAATACCCGTAGAACGCCTTCCCCTTCCGGACGCCGACGTAGCCCACGACGCTCCCCCGCTCGGGCTGGACTTCGTAGTCGATCTCGCCCGCGAGCTGGCCCGTGCCCCTCGGCGCCTTCGCCTCGGCCTGGGCCGCCGCGAACTGGCAGGCGCGGTCCATCCCCCGGAGCACCTGACCCGAGACCTTGACCAGGAGCGCCTTCTCGTTCCACTCGCGGATGAACTTGCTCACGACGAGGGCTCCTCTCCGCCTTCCTTCTGGATCTCGGCGCAGTCCACTTCCAGGTGGTGTCCCATGTGGCTCGGCTCCCGCACCGCGATCACCTCGACGATCGGCCCCGCGCCGCTCACGAGGTCCCCCCGCCGCACGTTCGAGTCGGTCCCGCAGTAGAGGACGTGCGTGATCTTCGCCTGCTCCTGGAGCGCCACGGTGCGCTCCGAGCTGCTCGCTGGCCGCAGTCGCCCCGGGATCGCCCCGACGTCGGCGTAGGCGACGCTCCACCCACCCTGGCCGTCGCCCGTCCTGGTCGGCCGGGAGACCTCCAGCGTGTGGATGTAGAGCGACTCGATCGAGAGCATCAGATCCCCCGCAGCCGATAGCGGTCGAGCATTCGCTTCTCCCCGTCGAGCAGCATCGGCGCGGCGCTCGCCCCGAGCGTGCCGCCGCCGCCGCTTCCGCCGCTCTGCTCGCTCGCATACTGGACTGAGTAGTCGCCGATGGTCTGCGCCTGGACGCCCGGGACCCCAGCTAGGGCAGCCGACCGAAGCCCCGACTGGTAAACCCTGGACGCTGCCCGGGTGCAGACCCCTACGATGTCGTCGGGCATCGTCGCGTAGCCGTGCGTGTAGGTCACAGTCACAGTCTGGACCCCCGGATACCAGTAGGCACCGAGGCGGTAGAGGATGCCATCCCGCCCAAGCTTGTAGTCGTCGTCGACCACGAGAGTCTCGGTGTTCTCGACGACCTCCGAGACTTCGGTCGGCGGCAGTTCGGGCAGGAAGAGCTTCGTCTGGTTAGGACCAACGTCGAAGGTGTACTCGTCGCCCTCGATCTCCTCAAGCGCCTGGTGACAGTAGTTCTGGATGGCCGCCGAAGCCTCGCCGATCGCCCGGAGCGCGGCCGCATTAGTAGCGTCGATCGCGATCTGGAGGAAGCTCGCAATGTCGGCGATGGTGCAGAAGGCGGCCACCTGCTACCTCCCCTTGTTCGGTGCCGGCGGGCGCTTTTTGTTCGGCACCGGCTCCCGCTTCTTATTGGGTGGCGGCTCTTGTTTCTTCGATAGGAGCCCCCGGGCCCGAGCGCCTTCCTCGGTCAGCATCATCGAGAGGCCCGGGCGGATTGCGAAGGGCAGGAGCGGCCCCTTCCCGGCGACACCCACCCGCTCGTCCACCGCGATGACGTCCGTCGGCCCGCCGCAAGCGCAGTTGGCCACGCCACAGATCGGGCACCTGCCCTTGATGGTCCTCGAACTGATGAGCATCCTTACCTCCTCACCTGCCGGTCCTGGGCCCTGGCGTAGCGATCCCGGAACGCCGCGACGTCGTCCGGTCGGCAGGCGACGTAGCGGCCGGG